CGGCGATGTCTGAGTGGTATAGTTACGACCATGACGCAGTTGCACTTGCAACCGCAGGATTTTATGCTTCAACCGCATTATTTACTGGTGATGGTGGTACTTCACTATATCATTACACTAAAAATATATCAACTGATATTGCTGATGGAGATGTAGTAAATCTACCAAGTAATTTTACTTTTAATTTAGTTCTTATGCATAAACAAGCAGCAAGTGGTGGTCAACCATATCAAGCAGACCTCCAGTTAACTGCCATAAAATATAATGGTGGTACTTATCCTCTTGCAAATCCATTTCCATCAAATTGGACACCAGGTTCCGAGACGCAATTTTTAACAACTATGACTCCACCTGGACCATCAAGTCAAAATACACAACCCTTTGACCCAACTCCTGCAACAACGGCTGGTGCAGAAACGGTATTTAATGGAATCCCATCTCGTGCAGCAGTTTCAACTGCAGGAACTCCTGGAAAATGGAATTGGCAAGCAGATGGAGAAGGCCCGAGTGGTAGTACTGGAGTACCAGACCCAACTGGTGGATTTTTCTTTGAATCATCGGGACCAAACAGAAGAAACGAGTGGTCTATTTTAGAGACTACAGAAATAACTAATTTAACTTCTGATTCAATAACTTTTTCTATGTATCGTTTCGGAGCAGGATTAGGTACTGCATTTATGGGTATTAGAATATCAGAGGCTTAATTATGAGTTGGAATGATTGCACATATATAACACAAAGTAATTCTACCGAGGTAAAACAAGAAACTTACCAAGCAGCATACTCTCAATGTGTTGGTGAAATTGCTATGTCAGGGTCACCCTATATAACTGAAGTGTCAGAAAGTAAATTATATATTAATTCTGGTTCTCAATCAGGTTCTTTGATATACACAAGTGCAGCACATGGATTAGAAGATACTGAAGAAATAGGACAATATGAAACTGGAAGTTTTTGTCATAAATGTAACTCATATTTTAGACATCATGGTAGAGAGAATTTACAATATTATCATCCATATTCTAATATAAGTATACCAAAATGGGAATATGAAATTAGTCAATCTAATGGTGAACTAACTTCTAAAGACGATGAGATATGGAAACGAGATGACAATTCTGTCTATGTAAGTGGTAGTGATAATTCAAGAGTAGTAGAATCTGGTAGTAATCTTGATATAGTACATAGGTTATGGACAGATTAAATTAGTGTTTCAAGTTTTTAAATTATATTTATTATTAAACTAATTAGTTAGGAGAAGTTATATGTCGGAAGATAAAAAAATGATTACACCAGATGAACTTAAGTCAGTTCAAAAAGTTCGTTCTAAATACCAAGAGATTACGGTAAAACTTGGTCAAATACAAGTTCAAAGAATGCAAATGTCAAATCAACTTGAGGCACTTAATAAGAATGAAGAAAGTCTCAGAAAAGAATGGGTAAGTACACAAGAAGAAGAACAAAGTTCTATAGTAGATTTAGAAGAAAAATACGGAAAAGTGAACATAAACCTTGATTCTGGTGAAATAAGTTAGTCCTAAACCCTTGTTTGGGATTTTTGAATTATATTTATTTAAGAATTACTCTAACCTTAAATAATTAACCTATGGAGAAAATAATATGGCAGAAAAAGTCGTATCCCCAGGTGTTTTTACCAACGAGAAGGACTTATCATTTCTTCCTGCTGGTATCGCACAGATAGGGGCAGCAATTGTCGGGCCAACAATGAAAGGTCCAGCATTTGTTCCAACAACAGTAGAGTCATTTAATGACTTTAAAGAAAAATTTGGTGGGTTAAACCCCGATTTTTATGCACCTTATGCAGTACAACAATATATGAAGAACGCAGGTCGTGTTACCGTAGTTCGTGTACTACATTTAGGTGGATATTCATCGGCAAACCCATTGTTCATTTATGGTTCAGCCTCTGGTTCTCTTGGAGGAGCAGACACTGGAAGTCTTGCAGCAAATCTAATGGCAGTTTTAGCACCTACGGTTCAGAATCCAACTGGTGACTTCGCATCTTCATCTCTATTTGAGATTAATGGGTCAACAGATGAATTAGCAGACTCTACAAGTTCACTATTAGACTTTGGATTGAATCATGCACAAATCAATAGTTCAGTCTTTGGACTTGAATTAAGTGGTAGTTCGGTAGACGCAGCAATATACACAGCATCTTTGGATAGTTCAGATGATAACTATATCACAAAAGTCTTTGGTGAAAACCCAAGAGGTGATAAAGAAGCATATGTATACTTGAACTTAACTGCAAACCAAACAGATATTACTTTAGCAGCAGTATCTATTAGTGGTTCAGCAGGAGATGCTCCGAGTGGTAACCATCCAGCAGGTGCAGTAGCAAGTGGTTCTGGTGTATTCTCATCAACACCACTGGACTTCACAAAAGATTATCAAGCAGCAGTAACACCATACATTTTATCACAAAAAGTTGGTGGTAGTGCAGTTAATCTTTTCAGATTCAAAACACATTCACATGGTAGTAATGTCAATAAATTGTGTAAAGTGATGATTAGTGACATTAGAAGACCAGCAGATGCATTAGCAGGTGTAAACCAAGACTATGGTGATTTCACGGTAACAATTCGTGGAGTTAAAGATTATCATGGTTCATTAGATAGTGTGAGAAGTCAAGACATCAAAGCAACTTATCAAAAAGTTAACTTAGATAAAGACTCACCAAAATACATTGAAAAAGTAATTGGTAGTCAATACATGGAAGTTAATTCTGATGGTAAACTTGTTTTACAAGGTGGTGACTATCCATCAGCAAATGATATGGTGTACATTGAAGTAGTAGATGGTGTTAAAAACAAAACACTATCTAAAGACCTTGTACCAGGTGGATATGGTAAAGTTAGTTTACCAATCAACGATGGTGCAGAAGGTATCTTATCCGCAAGTCAAGTAGTACAACAGATTGACGATGATGGTAATGTAAATACTAATGTAGCATATGGATATAACTTTTGGTCTGGTTCTTCAGCATTATATAATCAAAACCTTAATTACTTAGCACCTTTACCTGATACTGCATTAACAACAAACCAAAGTGACTTTGATTTGTTCGCACAAGCAGGAACGGTAGGAGCAGTATCACCTTTAGTGAATGAAGCAGTAACACTAAGTTTGGCAACTGGTTCAGTAGCACAAAGAAAGTTCATTGTTCCATTTCAAGGTGGTTTTGATGGTAAGAATCCAGCAGACGATGTTAAAGTTGGTAATAATATTGTTAATACAAATACACAAGGATTTGACATTTCTTCAGCAACCGCAAGTGGTTCTGTTGCTTATGTAAGAGCATTAAATGCTATATCTAATCCAGATGAATTTGATATCAACATGATTGTGGTTCCAGGTGTATTACAAGGAATCCATTCAACTGTAACAACTAAAGCAAAAAATGTGGCAGAAGCAAGGTCAGATGCATTCTATGTAATGGACGCATTTGAATACGGAACTGCAGTATCATCAGCAATAACTCAAGTTCAATCATTTGACTCAAGTTATGTTGCAACTTATTACCCTTGGGTACAGATAAGAGATGTTGATAACAACACATATGTATGGGTACCGCCATCAGTTCCAGTAGCAGGTGTGATAGCACAAAATGATGCATTAGCACATGAGTGGTTCGCTCCAGCGGGATTGAATCGTGGTATAACAGACGCAGTTCAAGTAAAGAGTCGTTTAACTCTTGCTGAAAGGGATGACCTTTATGAAGCAAGAATTAATCCGATTGCAACCTTTCCTGGACAAGGTATTTGTATTTGGGGTCAAAAGACACTTCAAATCAAACCAAGTGCATTGGACAGAGTTAATGTAAGAAGACTCTTGATTGCAGTTAAGAAGTTCATCGCATCAGCAACGAAGTTCTTAGTCTTTGAACAAAACAATGCTGCTACTCGTAACAGATTCTTAGGTATAGTTAATCCTTACCTTGAGTCAGTTCAACAGAGAAGTGGTTTGTCAGCGTTCAAAGTTGTAATGGATGACACTAATAATACTCCTGACTTAGTTGATAGGAATATTATGTATGGTCAGATATTCTTACAACCAACGAGAACCGCAGAGTTCATCATACTTGATTTCAACATACTACCTACAGGAGCAGCATTCCCTGAGTAATAGTTGTTAATCTAAAAAAAAGTACAGAAAACCCTCTTTTTAGAGGGTTTTTTGTTTTAAAACTGGACGAAAATTGAAGTAACCTTATATTTATTACCGAAGAAACATATTAACATTGGAGAAGTCAAAATGGCAGAATTATTAACACCACAAGAAGTTTTTTTCACAGCTTTTGAACCAAAGGTTCAGAATAGATATGTCATGTATCTTGAAGGTATACCAGCATATTTAATTAAAACTATGCAGAGACCTACTCTTCAATTTGGAGAAATAGTACTTGACCACATTAATGTGAAAAGAAAATTAAAAGGTAAAGCAGATTGGCAGCCTATAACTATAACTTTATATGACCCAATTGTTCCAAGTGGAGCACAATCGGTGATTGAATGGATTCGTTTGTCACATGAGTCTGTTACTGGTCGTAACGGATATGCAGACTTCTACAAGAAAGACATAGTATTTAATGTACTTGGTCCAGTAGGTGATAAAGTTGAAGAATGGTCACTAAAGGGTGCATATATTTCTGAAGCAAACTTTGGAGATTTAAGTTGGTCAGAAGAGCAACCTGTAGAAATTAGTGTGACAATCACTTACGATTACGCAGTATTACAATTTTAGTATAGTCCACACTATATACTATACCACACAAAGAACCCCCGAAACTTTTTTGGGGGTTTTTTACTTTTAGTACATACTTATATATAGAATGGTTTTAACATCAATATATTATCGGAGTTAACAAAATATGAGTGAACAAGTAAAATCTCAGTTCCCAACTGAGATGGTAGACATCCCGTCTAAAGGTAAATTATATCCAAAAGAACATCCACTTTCATCTGGAAAAGTTGAAATGAGATATATGACTGCAAAAGAAGAAGATATAATAACATCAAGAACATTAATACAAAAAGGTATAGCATTTGACCGGTTACTTGAGAGTTTGATTGTTGATAAAATAGATTTAAGTTCTCTATTATTAGGTGATAAGAATGCATTAATGATAGCAGCAAGAGTCCTTGGGTATGGTAAAGATTATACTATAACTATGACGGATGCAGCGAATGAAAAACATGAAATAAAAGTTGATTTATCAGTATTACTTGATAAACCAATTGAGTTTAAGAAGTTCATTGAGGGTACTCGTACTTTTGAAGTTGAATTA